GGTCCTGCAGCGATTCGACCGTCGCGATCGCGGCCACCTGCGCGTCATACTGGGCCGCGATGTCGTCGTATCGCGTCGCCGTCAGCTCGGTCTGCTGGGCCTTGGTCAGGCCGATCTTCTCGTTCTCCTCGACCGCCTTCTTGATCAGGCCGTCGACCTCGGAGATCTGCTTGTTCAGCGCCTCGCGCTCGGCCAGGCGGGACTTCTCAAGGTCCTTGTTCGCCTGCTCCATCGTCTTGGACCAGGCTTCCTCTTTCTCGAGCTGGATGATGCGTTCGATCTGTGCGGTGACCTGGGCCTTTTCTGCGTCGGTGGCCTTGAAGGTGCTGTCGCGCAACGCGTCGACCCACTTCACGGCGAGCTTCTGGCCCTCGGTGAGCTTCGAGCCCTGAATCGCTTCCTGCTCGCCGACCTGGAGCTTTTCTCCGATCGACTTGGCGAAGTTCTTGAACGCGTCGGAAGCCTTGTCGACCTCAGGTTTTGCCGCCTTCGACGCGAGCTCGATCCGACCGATAGCGCCGGCCGCGGACTTCGCCGCGGGCTCGAACTTGCCGAGCTCGCCGGTCCACGTCTTGCCCATCTTCTCCGTCGTGTCGACGACGATCTGGCCCGAGCTCTTGTACGTCGAGACCGTCTGGTCCCACGCCTGCTTGTACTCGCCCTGGATGAAGAGGACGACCGCCTTGAACAGCCCGCTGATCTGGTTGATCAGGACGCTCACCGCACCACCGACGACCTGGCCGATGTTCACGATGATGTTGAATGCGCCGACGATCACCTTCGCGGCCACGTCGATGGCGCCGCTGTTCGCGGCCCACTCGAGCAGGCCGTCGGCCGACGCTTTGATCGTCGGCATGAGCTCGGCCGCGATCTTGTTGCTCAACCCGGTGGTGATGCGCCCGACGTTGTCGAGCGCGTCCTTTGTCTGGTCGGCACGCGACACGAACTCGTCCGACATCGCCAGTCCGAGCGCCTGCGCCTGCTCTGCGGCGGCCGCGAAGCCTTCGGAACCCTCCGCCAGTGCTGGCAACAGCTCCTTGTAGTTCTTGCCGAGAACCTCGTTCAACGCGGCGGCGCGCGCGGTCGGGTCCTCAGTATTCTTGACCGCATCCGCGATCTTCAGGAACGCCTGCTCCGGCGACAGCGTCTTGATGTCGTCAAGCGACAGACCGAGCTGCTGGAAGGATGCGATCGCGTCGGCGTTCCCAGCGCGGGCCTCGCCGAGCTTGACGTTCATCTTCCCGACCGCGGACGCGAACCCTTCCGCGCTCGAGCCGCTGTTCTCGAGAAACGCCTGATACTGGCTGATCGTGCTGGCCGCGACTCCTGTCTGCTTGCTCAGGTCGGAGAGCTTATCCGCGGCGTCGATAGCCTTCTCGGCGAACGCCTTGATCCCTTCGTAAGCGCCGATCGCAGCACCGGCCACGCCCGCGAACGCGAGCCCGGCAGGACCGATCTTGCCGATCACGCCCTCGACCATCCCGCCGAGCGGCCCGAACTTCTCCGTCAGCGCGCCGACGTGCCCTTCGATCTTGCCGAGTACGCCGGACGCCGCATCCTCGGCGACGATCTTGACGCGGGTTTCGTCGGCCACGTCAGTGCCCCCTGCTCACCGCCACGATTGCACCCTGCAGCTCGACGAAGTTATCCGCCACCTCGAGACGTCGCTCGGGCGGCACGCGCATCACGTCGAGCCAGAACCCGAGCGCCTCGTGGCGGTATCCTTGCATCTGCCCGTCGGGCCGGTACAGGATCTGCGAGTCGAGCTTCTGGACGAGCTGGAGCGGCAGCCAGTGCTCGGGCCACACGGACACGTGCCGCTCCTGGATCTCGATCCGAAGGCCGGCGGCGGCCGCGTTGCGCTTGATCGCCTCGACGTCGCGTCCGCCCTTCACGAACTGTCGAGCGATCTCCATCAGTTTCCCCGCTTGGCGTCCCTGAAGGCAGCGAGGTACGACGTCGCGAAGGTGTCCGCGGCGAGCGGGTAGTTCTGCAGCAGGCGCTCGAGCGCGTCGCGCGAGAACTCGACCTCGACGTCGCGCCAGCTCACGATCATGTCGACGCAGACGTCGAGCGGAGTGCGATCGCGCATCGCCGTGGCGAACGCCTGCAGGTCGTCGACGGTCCGGTGCCGCCATTCGACCTCGAGCGGCTGCGGCTCGGACCCGGTGACAGGAATCTGGACCTTCGACCAGAACGTGGGATCGGGTTGGAGCTTGAACACGCGGCCCCCTTTACAGAGCAACGATACGAACGTCGTCGTTGCCGGCCGACGGCGGCGAGACGAACGGCACGTCCAGCGTCCACACGCCTTGGACGCTCGCCGGCTTCAGGCCGGTCAGGCGCGCCTGGGGCAGGAACGCCATCACCTTGTACCCGGCGGTCGTGCCGTGCGTGATCCCGATCGACTGCGCCGTCGCTGCGGTCACGTATCCGTGGAGCGTGACCTCCTGGGCTGCCGTCAGGTCCATCGACTTGATCGTCCCGGACACGGAGCGGTCCGTGAGCGCGACGTCCTTCGCACCGATGAGCTCCAGCTTCGCGACGTTGTTTCCGAGGACGAAGTCCAAGCCACCGGTGACGTAGCTCGTGCCGCCGCTGATCGCACCGGCCGAGTACGTGCCGCCGAGCACCAGGTCCGACGTGTTCGCGTCGTTCACCAGGATCGGGTCCTTCCAGCTCGTGAACGTGGGCGTGGCGTTGGCCGTCGCCGTCGGCGCCAGGTAGGCGGCCACGAAGGTGAACTTCACCGTCGGTACACCGCCCACCGGGAACGAGAACTCAGCGTTCCCCACCGCACCCAGGAGCTTGTGCAGCAGGCCGTCGGCGTACATGTACATCGACACCGATTCGATCCCGGTGCTCACCGGCGTGTAGTCGACGCGGGTCGAGGCCGTGACCGCCTCCGCGAACGCGCACGCGCGCAGGAGCGGCCCCCACGCGGGCGCCGTGCCGGCCGCGCCGCTGGATTGCAGTTCGATCGCGAACTGGACCTGCATGAAGGTCGAGCCCACGAGCATCGCCGGCGCCCCGAAGTAGCCCGTCTGGATCGCGCGCTGGACGATCTGCGCATCGATCGGCGTCAGCGACACCTCGCCCGTGGGCAGCAGCGCGTTCGCTGCGCCCGTCGGAGTCGAGTCCGTACCCTTCGTCGTCTCGATCTTCGCGGTGAGGACGACGTTCCTGAATTTGCGTGCGAAGGCCATGGCCTACTCCTGGGGCGACAGCGGGTTGCCGTCTTCGTCGATGGGGATGAGGGCGCCCGTGTCCGGGTCCCGCAGGTACCGGCCGCCGTGCTCCGGGGCCTTGTCGGGGTCGTGGTCCATGCTCAGCTCTCCAGGCTCGATTCCGTGGTGCGGTACTGGGCGCGGTACACCTTGGTGACGCCGAAGAGCTGGCTCTCTCCGGGCTCGCGCTCGCGCCGGGTCGGACCCTCGTCGAGCTCGAACACCAGGCCGCCCAGCGTCGGGTCCGCGGCAAGCCGATTGAACGACTCGACGAGTGCCGCGTCGGCGTCGGAGTACGCACCCTGCGCGACCACGATCACGCGCACCTCGGTCGTGCGTTCCTTGTGGCCGAGAACGATTCGCACGGGAGCGTCTTCGTCGCCGGTCTCGACCGCGATCGCCGGCAGGACGTCGGACGCGATCGCGCCGTGCAGATCGCGAAATACCCGCGCCGCGGGAACACTCGACATCGCGGGAGTGATCAACGCGGCGTGTACTGCGTCGGCGATGCGTTCGGCCTTGCTCGTCACGTCTGGTCTCGCTCGATCGGTAGGTCGCGCTGCGCGACGAGCGTCTGGCCCTGCGAGGTCGTCACGGTGCACAGCAACGTGTACGTGACGCCATCGGTACCGCCGCCCACGAGCTGGGATACGACGCCCGCGGACTCCGTCGCGGTGCCGGTCACCATCCCCGGCACCGAGACCTCGCTCGAGTCGGTCGAGAGGACGGACTTGACGGACTTCGTCGAGATCGTCTCGCCGCTCGCAAGTAGCCGAGAGAAGTCGAACGCGAACACTTCGACTTCGTCGGGGCGCTTGGGATCGAAGGGCGTCGTCACTTTGGCGTCTCGTACCGCAGGACGACTTTCTCAGCACTCGGTGTGCGGTTCCACGGGAAACCGCACCTCCTTGCACTACGATGGATGCATCGTGCGCACTCGCGATGACTGGCTGAACACCCGCTCCCTGCCCGGTGATGCTGCGCTTCGAATTCGCCCGACCACCGAGAAGGTGCGTCGAGCGCTCGCCAGGTAGAACACGCCGGCGAGCTCGCCGCTTGCCTGAGCCGCCGCCACCGCCGCACCCTGCAGCGTGATCGCCGTCGTGAGCGTCGCGCCGGCCAGCGCCGCCGCGACCGCATCCCCGCTCAGCGCCAGCGCGACGACCAGATCGCCGGTGGACGAGACCACGCCGACGGCCGCGCCGGCCAGGCTG